GGCGTAATCGGCCACCTTCTGTTTGCGCACCGCCAAACTCATCGTGCCGCGATTAGTCCAGTACGAGTCTTTCGGGTCCACGTTCCTGATCAGTGACCACAAGGACCGCATCGCTAACGGCTCGGCATTCTGGCTGTCGCCGCCCTGTTGTGATGCCCACGTGTTGATCATGTCAAAGGCCCGGTTGCCATACTGGCGGTTGATCTCGTCGCGGACAATGGACGGGATGCTGGCGGTCGGGTTGATGTGGACCGGCGGCGGCGTCGGTGCACCGGCGACACTGAACTTGTACTGCTGGAATTGCGGTATCGGCGTGTAGGTGCCGCTGGCTTTCATGTTCTCGATGTTTTCGAGCGCCATGATGTACTTGTCGGCCATATTGATCTGGTGCATGTCGCCGCTCAGCAACAATGCTTCCAGCTGCGGCTTGAGCGCCAGCGCCGCGTTGACCTTGGTCATGTTCGGCAGCTGATCGGCCATGTGGTGATTGATCGTCTTGGCGGCATCCAAGATCTGCGAATAATACACGTCGCCCGGCACGGTGCCCGGCGCTGGCGGCGGGGCCACCGTCCGCGCTGAGCCGGTCGTGCTGCGCAGGTCGTCGTAGTCCTTGCCGTTCTGGTCGTAGAGATGGACGTGTTGACTGGAATCCAGCTTGTAGTTGCTCAGGTCAACGTCGGCGATCCGATCACTCAGGCCCATCTGCTTGAAGTTGCCCCGCTGCGCGCTCTGGTGTTCCAAGAAATCCGTTTTCAGATCGAAGTGGTCGGCGTCGAGCGTGCCCTCGGCCAGCTGGCGCATGTTCTGCCAGCGTTTCTTCAAGACCTTGTCGATTTCCGGGTCGCCGGTCGTCACCGGCTCAGGCGGCAGCTCCCGCAACAACTTGGACACGTCCACGATGTCCAAATGCTTGAACAGATCCTGCGTGTGCAGGCTCGGGGCCATCGCCGCGTGCGGCGCTTCCCGGCTGCGCATGGTCCACAGCTCGCTCACCCCGTGCCCGGCATCCCACGCCTGCGTCAGCTTCGGCGCACCGGTCACCGCGTACCGGAACACGCCGGAATTATCCACCCGATGCACCTCGATCTTGCCAGCCTTGTCCCGCGTGATCCTGAGCCCGTCCGCCACGTGCATGTTGCCGGTCAGCGCGTCCAGCGCGAAATGCTTGCTGGCAATCTGCTGCAGCTTCTTTTTCTCGGCATCGGTCGCGCTGGCCATGAACTCGTCGATCTTCTGCCCGCCGACAAACTTCTGCAGCATCACCGGCTTGCCTTCGACCGTGAACAACTCGTGGTCGGGCACCTTCACGCCCATCTTGCCAAAGAACTCGGCAGCACGGGATTCGTCAATCAGCGCGTCGCCGCCGGTGCGCCGCAGGTACTTGTTCCCAGCCGCGTCCTCGACCACCGCCCCGGTGCCGTTGCCCACCGGATAATCCTCGACGTGCTTGAGCGCCATCGGGTCTTTCGGGAAGCCTTTCACGGTCAGCTCGACCTTGGGCGGTTTAGGTTCTGGTGGGACCGCCATAGGCTTGCCCAGCACCGGCATCTTGGCCTTGCCGTCCGCCACCAGCTCGCTGGCGTACCGGTCGATGTCATCCATCCGCGCCGCCATCTTGGCCCGCAGCTCAGCCGGGATCATCGACAAGAGCTTATCCCGCTGCATGTACATCTTGACCGATTGATCGACGATCTGCTGCGGCGTGATATTCTTGTAGAGCTGCCCGGCCTGCGGCGCGGTGCGCAGCGTCTGCAGCTCGCCCACGGTGTCGCCGAATTGCGCCGCTGTCTTCTTGCTCCCCATCCCGCGAAAGCGCAGGCTGCCGCCGTTGTCGATCAGCCACGCGTCGCCGTTGGGATCGACCAGTATGTTGTCCAAGGTCAGCCCGGCCACGTCCCAGTTCGCCATCCACGCGCTCGGGACGAAGCTGCGCTGGATCTGGGTCATCACCTGATCACGCTCAGCCTGACTCGCCGTGCGCAAATACTCGCTCAGCTCTTTGCCGCCCTCGATCAGCTTGGTCAGCTTGACCGGGCCTTGCGGTGTCGAATAGAGCTTGCCTTCCGGCGTCTTGATCCCCAGCGCCCGGTACAACTCGTCGGCCAGAAACTCGTCGTTGATCTGCCCCTTGTTGGTGTCCTTCTTGCGTACGTACTTGTTGCCGTCCGCGTCCTCGACCAGCTCAGCCCCGGTCGAACCGCCCAGCCGCTGCACCACTTTGAGCTGCATCGGATCAGCCGGGAAATTGGTCTTGGCCTCGGCCTTGGGCTCAAAGACCAGATCCATCTGCCCGTGCGTGTTGACCGGGGCCGCCGCCGCCTTGGCTGCCGCTGCCTGCTGCGCCTTGACCGCCGCTTCCTGCGCCTGCTTGGCTTTCAGGTCGGCTTGCTGCTGCGCGTAGATCTTGTCGGCCTGCTGCTTGCTGGCTTCCTCGGCAGCCAGCGCGTCCTCTGCCAGCCCGATCCGGCGCACCGCTTGATAGGTCTGCGCCTGTTCCGCCAAGAGCGCCTCTGCCTTGTCCTTGGCCTCGGCTGCCGCCAGCTCGGCTTCCATCTTCTTCTTGGCCGCCTTGGTCGCCGCGCCTTTCTTGGCCGCCTCGCTGGCCTTCTTCTTCTTCTCCAGCTTGGCCTGCAGATCCTCGGCTTCCTTCTGTGCCTGCTGCGCCGCCCACAGCTCGTCGTCGGCCTTAAGCTTGGCCCGTGCCGCTGCTGCCTCGTTGGCCAGCTGTTCTTCGTGCGCCGCCTTGGCCTCGTCCAGTTCCTTTTGGTGCGCCGCCAGCGTGTCGGAGGCTTCCTTCTGCGCCTGTTGCGCCGCTTCCAGATCCCTCTGCGCGATCTTGGTCTGCAGCTTGGCCTGTGCCTCGCGCGCTTTCTGGCTTTCCTCGGCGTACGCCTGCTGGGCCTCGTCGGCCTTCTGCATCTGGTCCTTGATCGCCTGCTGCTGGGCGCGCAGCTCGGCGTCGGCGGCCAGCTGTTCCTGATTGGCGTGAGCTTCCAAGAAGCTCAGCGGCTTGTCCTCGACGTGCACAGGCCCGTACACCTTCTTCATCGTGGACGAGTCCAGCTTGACCGCCCCCGGCTCGGTCTGGGTCAGGATCACTTTGCCGGTCTTGCCGAATGCGTACTGCTGCGCCCTGAACTGGTCGTCCATCCCGCGCAGCTCGGCCTCGCGCAGCCCGGCAGCGTACTTGTCCGCGTCGGCCAGCGTCCAGCTCGCGCCGCTCTTGAGCTTGGCGGTGATCACCCGCCCTGACGGCGTCACCATCTTGGCCCCGGCAAATCCGTCCTGCCCGGCCCAAAGCTTGGCGTCGCCCTCCGTCCAGAACTGGTTGTTGCTGGCGGTGTTCGACAGGTGAATCAGGTTGTCCTGTGCCGCCAGCTGGGCGGCCTCGTCAGCCGTCAGCGAATGCTTGAGCGTCTGATCGATCCGCATCCCGTTGTCCGGGTTGAACCAGCTGGCCCACGTCTCGCCGCTGACTGCCTCGGATGTCATCTGCGCGGTCAGGATCTGGCGCTCGGCCAAGGATAGCCCGTGCATCCCGTCCGGCGGCGGTGGCGGCGGCGGGATCGCCTTGTTGTCTTTGGCGGCGGCCTGCAGCTCTTGGACGGTCAGCGGTTCAAGCGTTTGCTTGTTGATCATGTCCTCAAGGCTGACGCTGCCGTCCTGCCAGAGCTGCCACTTGCCCGGCCCCAGAATCGATTTCTGCATGGCCTCGGGCTGTTTCTTGAGCCATTCCTCGTAGGTCACCGTGTCGGGCACGCCGCCGTCCACGCTGGCCCGCTGGTTGGCCTCGATCTGGGCGATCTCCTCGTCGCTGAATCCCTGCTCCTTGAGCGCCTGCGTGAAAGCTTCCTCGGCGGTCACCTCGGGCTTGTGCGGCAGCTCTTTCTTGCTCAGCTCGTGCCAGCTCTTGAGCACCGGCACCGTGGTGCTCCTGCAGTTCCAGTGGATCGGCGGATAGTCCGGCCACGGGATCGTGTGGCCCACCGGCTCGTAGTCCTTGCTCTTGGCGTCGTACTTCCACGTCTTGCCGTCCAGCGCCATGCACATCGGCGTGGTCCGGCTGTCCAGCGTGGAAACCCATTTGATACCCTTCATGAGGTCGTCGTTCTGCTCGTAGTATTTCTTCTGCGCCTCGCTCTGGACCGTGGCCACCGCCGTGCGGGCCAGCGCCTGCGCCTGCGCGACCGCCTGCTTGACGCTCACGTC